GATCGCCTTACCGGCGCCCCTGTCCTGCAATGGAATTGCTTTTACGTTTGTAGGCATAGTCGGGATTATTGATTTTCCGGAAAAAGCTTCTTTTCCGGATTCGAGTAAGCCTGTGGCTACTCGAGAGGCGAACGCTTTAGGTCCGAGTACATCGGCATTATATCCTGCTAGACGTTCTTGTTCTTTTGTTAGACGGACTGTTGCGGCGTTTTGTCTGGCTTGAAGCGCAGTATTTACCGCCGGCGTGAGCTCGTCTTTTATTTCGGCTTTCGCCCCTGCGGGAGTGCTTGCGCCTCGACCTCCCGTTCCGGAGAGGATTGGGTTTAGACCCGCTTTGCGTAGGTCTTTTACTTCGCGCTGATGCGCTTCGTTGGACATTCGTTCCTGAAAGTCCATTTGTTTTTGTGCTTGTTGTATGTTTGATTTATTGGCTGCTCTGCCGCCTATCATTGATAGAGCGCCGCCAAGTGCGGCTCCTGCAAATCCTTGCCAGAAGCCTTTTTGTTTTTTTAGTGATCTCATTTTTCCTCGCCGGCGAGCCCTTTTTACCCCCTAATATTTCTTGGGTTTGGGCTCGCCTATTAGTTTTGTTTATCAGAAGTGATCGATCATTCCTGGGACACCGTATAACGGCATTGGTCGAGCACAGCGCATACTAAAGTGCGCATCGAAGATAAAGTGTGCTTCGTCCGTTACGGCTATCACACGATCCAAGGGAGGATTATCTTCTATGAAGGCGTCCCCCAGGAAGGGTAGTGACGCAAAGTCCTGGCTAAGGTGCCATGAATCGAGCGTTACTGGATCGTTACTGCGGAATCTGCCGCAGATTTGTGATGGTTTATATCTCATTTCGGCGAAGCGTTCCTGATAGCCGAATACAGCATCGTCGTCTAGACCTCCGGCTGCTCCCTGAGTGAAGATTTCTTTATTAAGTACGGCTTGCTCTGATAGATGGGCTAGGGCCGGGAAGAAAAAATCAAATCGGGTGCTCCTGGAATACATCCTGTTGAGCCCCTGTTGATATGTGAGGTCGGCGCGAACGCTTAGTAAAGCTAGTAAAACGCCGTGCTCTGTAAATGATTTTGTAAAGCCGTGATTGTGTAGTTCTGCCGTGGCTACTGCGGCGAGATCGCCGAGTTGTCTTTGATCCTGTCCAGATGAATCTTGAACAGTTTGTGCCACTGGCATTATGTTAACGGGAGATGACCCGCCCCCCAAGAATTCGACACGCTGAAGCCGTGCGTCTGGGGAGGTCACACCAAAGTGTGATTTAATTATTTCGGTATACCGAGTTCCGCCTCGGGCATCGCGTTCCAGAAGTCTCTGGATTTGAAATGCTTGCCGGAGTGCGGTAATTGTTGTTGCTGTTGCTTGAGTTAGATCGGCGAATATGTTTGGGAAGTTTGTTCCGCCAGGAGCATCGGCCTCTATGGCCATGCCCAGGCCAGTGTCCCAACCAGCATCATAAGTGACTGTTGCGCCGCCTGTTTCGCGTACGGTAAATGGCCCGCCCGCGTTTATGTCGGTTGACCCTATTCCTGTTATTGGCGCCGTGTCGCCTAATGGTATTGTTACCGGGTCGCCCTTTTGTTGGAATGGGAGTGACGATGTAAAATAATCGTGTCGCTTTCCTCTACGGAGTAGCTTGTAGTCAGCCTGTACATCAGGCCCATTCCCTTTATTAATGGGTGGTGAATTTTGCATATTTTGGTCTTTAAACCATTGCTGATATGTAAGGTTGTAGGCACGATGCCACATGACACTGTGGTCATAGTCAGGTACAAGGGTAGGCAAACCGAAATAATCTTCCAGAGTTTCGTTTTCATAACCTAGTCCTGAATTCATGATTGGTATTGTGAAGTCGATCGAGTCGCCTGGGTCGTCTTGTTCGCCCATGAACCTCTGCCAGTTATCCCATAACAGACGGTTCGGGCAGAAGAAGAAGAAGGTTTCCATGTACATGTTATCCATGACCGGGAAGATTGGAGTTGCCATTCTAGCGAAGGCTGTCATGTTTACGTTAAACGTATCTCCCGGATATATTTCATCGACCAGGATGGGTATTAGGAACCCGGCATCAAACGTGCTTTTGAGTCCGTGGGATCGGTCGAATGATGAGCGTTGAATTTCCGCTTTTGGCACTTGGGAAAATTGATGTGCCATTACTGATTTTTGTCGGTAATTTCTTTCTTTAGCCATTTTCTTATTTCCTTCGTTTGATTTATAAGGATATTTCTATTTGTCTTGCTCTGGATCTAGATCTTGTTTTTTAATCAACTACTTTTAAGTCCCCTATTTCGGGATCTGTGAACAGTTGTTGTTGAGCTGTTTCTTTTACGAATTCTATTCCATTTCCAAGTGAAATGTTGAGTTTCTGGTTTTCCACCTGTCCTTTGTTATCGTCGTAAGCGCCGATATTGAACAGTGTATAGTCGGCTGGATTTTTGCCGAATTGGTGTTTTGGGTCATTACACATGTCTGCGAATAGGCGTATTGCCATTTCGTTTTGATGTATTACCCAAGGTGGTAGGTATGCGTTTGCTTTTGAATCGTATATTGCGAACATTTGATGTTTCATCTTATATTTTTCCTGTAACGGTTATTGGTAAATCGGTCGTACCATTCTTCACTGTATTTTTCACAGTTTTCGTTGTACGTTTTGGGTTTGAGCTTTTTTAACGATTTCTCGTGTATGTAGTCTCCTGCGGGTTTGATCTTGCCAGTTTTTATCCATAGAAGTTTGTCTTTTAGCTTTAATTTCCTCAAGTTCATTGCATGATTCTCTACCCAGGAGTCGGTCATAGTACCTGGGCGTTTTGACGCGATTGCCACCTTTAACGATGACCATATCGCTTGGAAATACGTCATTTTTGTATTTATCGTACCAGGGTTTGCCGATACCGGGTTTAAGAGACATTTGAGCATATTCAGGTATGACTGATGATATTTCGCCGGTTTCCGGATGAATTTTTTCATAGTGTTCTGCGGCGTTTTTGCCGGTAACTTTTTTCATGCAGTAACGTGCGACGTAAGCTGCCGATTGGTGTGTTAGCTCGCCGACTGTGACGTGTCCTTTTTGCCATATAGCTTTTAGTGTGTCGGATAGATATGTTTTTTTTCCTTGAGTATCGTCCCATAGTACTAAATCCTCGAATTTATGATTAAAAAGTAGGTAGTGCAGATGTGGTCGAGCTATGTAGTTGTTTTCTATTGTTGGTTTTCCGTATTCTCCCCCGTGGAAGAATCGGATTTGTTTTTCAGGATATTTCAGTCGCAGAGCGCGGATGAATTCCTGATGATGTTTTTTATTTAGTGAGTGCGGCCACGGAGGTAAGCTTTCGCTATTATAGGTCAATGTTATGAAGCAATTATCTTCTTGCATTTGAGCCTCGTGCATACATCGGGTTGACCATTCCTGGGCCTTGTCTAATCGGCAGCCTATACAGCCGCCGCATGGTAGCCTAAAGGATTTGACATTAGGGGGCGCTAGCACCCCCTTTTTTGCGACGACGATTTTCTCGCCGTTATGCCACGCTACATTTGGATGATAGCAGGGCATTTATAGGCGGATACCGCCTCGCATTGGGTTAGAACGAATGTTCTTTTTGTGGGTTCTTGACGCTGTTCTCGAGAACAGTTTTCTTGATCGTCTTTTACCCATTTTATTTCGATAAACCATGCTGTTTATCTCCTGTTTTGAGGTGGTAGATTACCACCTGTCATATTGAAGGTCTAGTATAGTAATATGATTGCGTGATTTTCACGCTCTACGGGTGACATTAAGAGGCGGCATCCTTGCCGCCAGAGTCACCCGTTTTCACGGATTTGGTAATCGTGTTTTCGTCGATCCCATGTTGGTATTCTTGATTTGTTGGTTTTAGTTCGCTTAGCTCACTTTCTGTTTTTGCAATGAAGGGTTGCTTTGTTTCTTTAATTGATTTTGTAGCTAGACCCATTTCTTGCATTTCTGTTAAGTTTTTTTCGTCCTGGACGAAATCTAAGAATTTACCGGGATCGTTTTCGAATTGATTTCGAATTTTTGATGGTAGTTCTTCGAACATTGAATTGGCTTTCGCGACTATTTCCATAGATTCTCTGAAGGTGTCAGATGAAGCGAAGCCGTATTGAGGGCCATGGTCACGAACGTGATCCATTATGCCCGTTTTGATGAATCGCGCCATTATTTTATTAATGTCGCAGTCATCTTTGAAGGCCTGTTTTGTAACGGTTTTCCCGTACATTTTTAATTTATGGCCTATTGTTTTCCCCGGTATACGGGGTTTTACTTTGAATTTTTTAGTCATCGGTTAGCACCTTTTAAGACTTTTGTGAATCCCGCTTTTGTTTTTCCGCCCATTGGGATCGCCTTACCGGCGCCCCTGTCCTGCAATGGAATTGCTTTTACGTTTGTAGGCATAGTCGGGATTATTGATTTTCCGGAAAAAGCTTCTTTTCCGGATTCGAGTAAGCCTGTGGCTACTCGAGAGGCGAACGCTTTAGGTCC